GCGTGCCCTGAAGGCGAAGGCGATGCAACGCTTCTCTAACTGGATTGCAGAAAATGAGGCGGGTGTCCGCGCCGCATCGGAGAACACGATCCTCGATGATGTACAACTTGGCACTGGCGTCTACTACATTCCGTATGTAAAGCACACGAAGAAAGCGAAGGCGCACACCGTCACGTCATCCGGTCCAGAGATTTTCTCAATCGCCCCGGAGGATTTTGTCGTCCCAGGCGGCGCGTGTGATGACTTGCAGAAGGTTCGCTGGTGTGCGCTCCGCACTTGGCTCACCGAGGCAGAATTGCAAGAGCAAGCGATGACCGCCGGATGGAACCTCGATGGCGTGATCCCGGTTGGCGTCATCGGCTGGATGAAGACTTACCGTGAGCGCCTTGGGCGTACCGCAACGGACACCGCGCGCTCATTCAACGAACTGTACGAAATCTTCGACATCTACTGCTCCTTCGACATCGACGGAGACGATCTCTGGGAAGACTTGCTCGTCACATGGGACCGCTCCTCGCGGAAGATTCTCAAGTACGGTTTCACTCCCTATGATCATCGTCCGTTCTCCGCGATGCGCTACCAACTTCGCGCCCACCTCTTCTACGGCCTCGGCGTCATCGAGATGATCAAGCCGTACCAGGAAGAGGCCACCGAGTTGCACAATGCGCGCACGCTCAACGTCCAGGCTGCGAACTGTCGCATCTGGGCTGCGAAAGAGGGCACGGTTCCTGAGTCGATGAAAATCTGGTTCAATAAGGTCGTGCAGGTGGGCGAATCCGTCGAGAATCTGAAGGCGCTTGAGATGGGCAGCGTTCACACCGGCAGTGAGACCGCCGAAGCTATGACCATCTCCCTTGCCGAGCGCCGCGTCGGCGTCAACGAAATGTCATTGCCCCGTCCATCGCAGGTCATGGGCTCGCGGACTCCTGGCATCACCGCACTAAGCCTGCTCCAGCAGATGAACCGCCGCTTCACACCTGCCTTCGATGGCATTCGCCTTGGGACCGCCGAGGCTATCCGCCAATGCCTTTACCGCTATCAGGAACAATTACTCTCCGGCGAAACAGGCGTTGAGGCACACATCCAGCGTATCTTGGGGATCGAGAGCGGCCAACTGGTCATCGACACCCTCAAAGATAAGTCCTTCGATGAGCATATTTCTCTTGAACTCACCGCTTCATCTGTTAGTGTAAACAGGGAAGCGGATCGCCAGAACGCCCTGATGCTCGTCGGCGTCCTCTCGCAGTATTACCAGCGTTGTCTCGAACTCGTGGCGATCGCGGCGAATCCGCAGACACCTGAGCCGGTGCGAGAGGTTGCCAAGAAGATCGCTGAGGCCGCTGGTGAACTGATCGACCGTACATTGCGTGCCTTTGACCAGATTCGTGACCCGTCGGCATTCATCATCCAATTTGAGGAGGAACTTGATCATGGAATGGGCGGACTTGATCAGCAAGGACTCGCTGGCCTTGGAGACCTTTTTGGCCTTCTTGGACAAGCTGGACAAGGAGGCGGTGGACGTAGCCTTCCAGCCACTTCTCCCGAGGGAGCGGGCATTGGATGAGATTCAGCGTACCATCGGCAAGCGGGCGATCATCTCCCGCCTGCGTTCGGCATTAACACAATCATCAAGAGAGGAGCAGGATCATGCCAGGTACAACGAAGCCGCCAGAGGACGATAAGCCGCCAGAGACGACAGTGACGGCACCGGCCTTCGTCCCCAGTGAGGAGTTCAAAGCATTTCAGCAGGTGATCACTGGCACGCTTGGCACGCTGAACGAGACCATCGGCGCGCTCAAGGGCACCATCGACGTACTCGCAGCGTCGCGGAATGCGGACCAGCAGACGCGGGACGCCGAGGTTGTCATCACCGAGGAACAATTCGACGCTGCCATCCAAACCGGCGATGCGAAGGTGATCCGTGCCTACTCGAAGCAGCAGTTGGACAAGATCCGCCGTGAGGAGATCGACCCCCTTCGCACGCAGGGTGTTGAGGCGATTACCGCACTCTCGACGGAGATCGCCACGGCGAAGCTGAAGCATTATCCTCGCTTCAAGAAGGAGATCGACGGGCACTTGGCGACCCTGCCGCCGGCATCTCGTATGAATCCAGCGGTCATCAAGGCCGTCCACGATGCAGTCGTCGGTCAGAACATCGAGGCACTGACCACTGAGGCGACCGAAGTAGCGATCCGTGGGGCCGCTGATAAGGGTAGTGGCGTGATCCCTGGTCAGCACTCTGGACGTGACGTTAGCGGTACAAAGGTGCCCACCGTCGTCGAGCTGCTCGGTCAAGATTCTGCCGATGCGCTTGATGCTGCTGGGCGCACGCCAGATACCTTTGCTCGGCGCCTTGGATACAAGGACTGGGCAGCCTATGCAGCGTTGGCACAGAAGCAGCGCGCCGGGGAGCCGGCTGTCGCTGCTGCGAAGTGAGGTGATGAGACATGACACTCAAGACGAGGCGGACACAGACGATCGAGCAGATTGGACCTTCGACACTTCCGCCACCGGGTGACGCGCGCCAAGATGAGCTGAAACGCCGCGCCGATGTGCTCGAAGAGGAAGCTGAGAAGCGCGCAGGAGCGGTGGATGGTGGCGCGATCGACCCGGAGGCGCTGGAACCGATCAATGAGATCATGTCGCAGATCGGCGCCGACGGCGGTTACAATGTCTTGGAGGTCAGCAACGCACAGTCGGAGTATCGCTACTCTTGGGTCTACACCGGCCAGCATGGGTTGATGATCAAGGCGAAGCTGGCCGCACGCGGCTGGGAGGTCGTCCAAGGCGACATGCCAGAGGCACAGGAGTTGAAGGGTGTCGGTGGTGATACCACCCGGCACCTCGGCGACGTAGTTCTCATGCGCTGTCGTCTGGACTACGCGAGGATGCAGGATCGGTTCGAGCGTGAGAAGGCCGACCGTGCACAAGCCAGCGTGACGGCAAACCTTGCTGGACTTGGTGACAAGTACCGCAAGACTGGGCTTGTCGTCCGTACTAGTCTCTCAGAGGAGGAACTCAAGCGCGCTGGCAGACGCGCACATGCGGAGCAACTTGCCGGTAATATCCAAGACCGGCTTATCCGCGAGGGCCGAATGCCCGGTGTGGCGATCCCTGGCGGAAGCAAGAGGTAACGTCGCTCAATAGGAGGTGAAAACAAATGGCAGCTACCGTTGCAAGAGGGATTCTGGTTGGCCCACCGCAGGGCCTCGGTTCCAACATCTCATGGGAAGGCCCAGAGGCGGCAACGCAGACCTTCATCAAGGGAGCCATCTTGGTCAATTCTGGCGGCTACCTTGCTGAAGGCACCGCCGATCTGACCACGGGCATCGTCGGCGTCGCCGCCGAGCCATCGCATTACGATGCCAGCGCCGGGACGCACAACATCCGGTACTGGCCCGCGCTCCCTGGCCGTGTCTTTGAGGCAACACTAGAGGACGAGGTGAACAACAATCACGTCCTCGCGGTGACGGATCGTTTCGCTACCTACGCCATGCAGATCGACGCGACCAACAAGCGGTGGTTCATCGACGAGAATGATGGAGGCAACCATTGCCTCATCATCGTCGGCTTCAAGGATGCGGTAGGTACCATCAAGGGGCGCGTGTTCTTCGTGTTCGAGCTGAGCGCGCTGCACATCATTTAACGCAGAGAAAGCAGCCGGGACACAGCCCGGCACGCGAAAGGGGGCTTAGGTATAGATGGCAATGGGACGTGGTGCATTCGCAGCGCTCTTGCGCCCGGATCTCTACAACGTTTACATCGAGACCGGCAAGGAGCGCCCGTTGGAGTACCCCTCCGTGTTCAACGTTGCGGACATGGAGTGGAATCCGCAGACCGATCAACAGATCAGCGGTCTCGGAACGATGCCAGCGAAGCCGGAAGGATCAACCTTCATACCTGACGAGCCGATTCTTGGCGGTGATGTCGAGTATGAGGCTACTCCGTTCGGCATGGCAGTCGAGGCTACATGGGAGATGTGGAGAGACGAGCTGTATGGGATCATGCGCGAGATGGTTGGTGAGATGAAGCGTGCCTCAAACAACCGGCAGGAGGTAGATGCGTGGAGCGTGCTGAACAATGCTTTCTCCACGTCATTTGCTGGCTTCACCTCCGGTGAGTCCTTGTGCAGTACCGCGCATACTGGGCTCGATGGTGTCTCACGTGCGAACCGACCCTCGCCGGACATCTCGTTCAGCGTTACCGGCATTCAGTCCATGATCACGCGGTTCGAGAACATGACGGGCGAGCGTGGTTTGCCGCGCTTGCTCTCTCCGTCTTTCGTGATCGTCGCGCCGGTGAACAAGTTCGCTGCGCGGGAAATCCTCGGATCGTCTGGGGTCCCATACAAGGCAGACAACGAGCTGAACGCGCTGATCAAAGAGGACCTGTCGTGGATGGTCTGTCATCATCTGATGACCGCCACGTACTGGTTTGCAATGGCCGCGCAGGGGCAACACGACTTGCACTTCCTCTGGCGCGACCATCCGATCTTTGACAGCTTCGATGATCCGTGGAGCAAAAATGCTGTCTTTACGTCGTACCAGAGGCACACGAAGGGATTCGGTGCTTGGCGTGGCGTAGACGGCAGCACGGGCTAGTACCATGCAACCATACACCGGAGGGCGCCGTTCCCTCATAAGGCGCGCGCTCTCCATCGTCCACACTGGGTAAGGGGACGTGTGATTCGTCCCGGCGGCCACGTAGCCAATCGTGGGCGTTCCTAGAGAGGAGGCAGTACGATGGGACTCACGCATCATCCACATGGAATGAGTTCTTTCGGTATGCCCGTCATCGGTGGCGGGGGTGAGATGACGCTCGGCAACGTCTGGTTCGTGGATTCCGGTCACGAGGCGCGCGGCGATGCGGCTGGGTACGGCGCAGCGCCGGACAAACCGTTCGCGACATTGGACTTTGCCGTCAGTCGATGCACTGCAAGCAA